TTTCCTGCGGTCCTTTGTATAAATGTAGTAAAGATTTGCTGTCGGTACGGCTGAGATGGCATTTTTCGGCGTAGCTCCCAGATGTAATGCTGCTGGGCTCATGACCTGTTTAGATGAGCTTGTATTCCCCCACGTTCTATTTGGGATACTCCCGTCTTTGGTGGCCCTAATCCGGTGGCTTTTCTCTGGAAATCGAGACTTTAGTTCATTAACAGTGACTGCCGTGCGAATAACAACACCTTCCCAGTCCTGTATGCCGCCAGAGAGGGTGGGTCGGATGGGCAGTACATCTCGTGGATCACGGGGAATGAGCTTAATATCACCCTGACCCCCGGCTGCTGAGGCATCCCAATGGACCTCACAGTAGCCTGTTCCGGGGCCAGCTGCATATTTGATAATTTCTCCTAGCGCGAGGTCAGCTTGGGTGTTCACCCACCATCCTGAAGCCAGCTTATTCAGGATATCTGCCTGTGCCTGAAACCGGTCATTCATCGTCTTGAACCCAAATAACGGGCGAATGTCAGTTAAGGCGCTGACCTGCTGCATCAAGATGTGTTTGATACGGTTATCATAGACGTTTGAGAGGCTCTTGGGACGGCCCTTATCTGCCTGTTCCCCCATAATGTAGCTGATCGCCTGCTCAATCTCCTTATACATGGGCTCGGATTTGATAGTCCGCTCTCCCTCTTGGATAGCAGCGGCACACCAGCCCAGCATTTCCTTCTCATAGGTATCGCTCGGGAGCGGTAGTTCATAGCTACTTGTTGGCATACTATCCCATCCAAGGGACACGAGGCCCCTCATATTCTCTGCCGCCTGGGCGGCCCTCTGGAAGGTCGCGTGGGGAGTCTGGATTCCCTGGATTCTGGGAAAATCCAGACACATTTACACCAAATCTCTTCTCTAGTGTCCTAAGGTGGCCTAAGCTCTCTACAGTAACGGCTCTACCGTCCCCTGTAATATGGCTGGTAGTATAGGGAAAGATGCCATTCTTCTCATATCGGCCTGATCGGAGGTTGGGTGTCTTTTTAACGGCTTGCCCACACTTGTGGCAGGGAGACACAATCTCTTTCCCGTCTTGCACGCTGTAGTACATCTCTGTCTCATAGTCACATACGAGACATTTGAAGTCACGGAGTGGCACTACCACACCCCCAATGCGGTATTAAAGGCTTCTCGCATTACTCGCTCGATATATACCTCGGGAGTCTCACTCCAAAACTGAGCCTGTGAGTGGATCTGCCGCTGTTCTGTCTCATTAAACTCAATGGTGGACTCACCGATTGACACGACAGAGAGGTTTTTGAGCTTTCTGGCTAACTCTTCTCCTGATGTTACAGTGGATTCGAGGATGCGCTCGACCTCACGTCGAGACTCTCCCTTTAGAATGATGTAACGGTCGCCCTTCTCCTCGACATCGTTAAATGCCTTGAGAACTGATCGAATCCGCTTATTCACATCTGCCTTGTCTTTCGAGTCTGCCTTCACCTGCACAGCAGTATACAACTCGTCAGGAATATCAATAGTTACTCGCACCCGATCTCCTTCGTTAAAACCACTGGTAACGTCCCATCCGTGCTGACTGCACAAAGAGTGCGAACCGGCTTACGGGTAGAACGACCGTTGTGGGGTTACCAACAATATTACCGACGACAAATCCTATAATCTTCTTCTGTTTGACAGAGACGACGGTAGAACCACTAGATCCGGGCCCTGCCCCCAAATTAATGAGCATGGCGTATTGCCAGTTCATTCCTCTGGCCTTTACAGGGCGATTCATGCTCACAAGCGAAATCTGCCCGCTCATTACCTGTAGTCCTAGGCCCATGGGAGCTGCGACGTTCAAGACATCATCCATAGGCTCTAGTTTACTCACATCACCAAGCTCTAGTATATCCCAATCTTCTTCTGTATAGGCATGGAGCACCGCAAAATCATCGCCACGCGACTGAAATCCGGCAGCTTCTACATGCACGGGGTAGAAAACCTTCTCCGTTACCCCGTCAAATGAGATAAAGAATGAGGCTCCAGAGACCCGTACCTTTGATCTTTGTAGGTCATCTACCGCCACACAGTGGGAGGCGGAGGCAAGTAGATAGCCCTTCCTGTTATCTCGCTCGTAGGCCTCAAACACAGTGGCAGTACAATGCATCCGCATTCCACCATCTGAAGCCTGTGAGTAGAGAATGGCTGTTGCGTCTCTAGCCTGCTGAACAAGAGATTTTGCTGAGGCTGGTTGGGCCAGCAGCGATAAGCAGCAGATAAAAGTGAATAGAAGTCTTTTCATAATCAGCTCATAATGCGGTCTTCCCATTCTTCTTGCATCTCGTCATAGGTAATTGCCGTATTTTGCCATGACCGCTTTAGCTTGTCTTCAGACTTCTCAGCTTGTTCTATTTTTCCTGCAACGCGCAAGCGATTACGCTCAGCTGCAATATCTATTCCTGCTATCCATTCATTATCGTGGGCTGCCCAATAAGCCATCAAAATAGACATGACCCTGTCATCATGGCGTCCACTAGATGCCTGGGCCCTGGCCATGAAGTGATCGGATTGGAAGTCTTCTAACTCGTCTAATAGCTCTTCTGAGTTAATAATGAGGTCATTGTGCGTAAGAGCGTGCGTCCCACGGGCGATCAGTTTAGGCCGGGTCGAGGGGGTGGTCCACCACCCAAGCCTATTAGACGCGAGATTTTTGGTTCGGTCGTAGACTTTCCATACGAAGAGGTTTCCGTATCCAAGCCGAGATCGAATGTCGAACAGAGTAGCATCACCATACTCACCATTCGCTTCCACAATACAGAGGGCTTCCCCCCCGGCTCCATCTCCGTATAATCGCCCGACCAATGCCGCCACCGGGGCAATCTCGTGCGGTCCATGATGGTCGCTCGCAAATTCTGCAACTTGCTCGTCGGGTCGCTCGATATCTCCAATACGCAACACTTCAATGACCGACCGATCAGCACCCTTCCCGCCGCTCGGATCAACGCCAATGACATACTCAGCCGTCGGGATGGGGTCCTCATATACGACGAGCTTGCCATTCCAGTAATCATAATCATATTCATCAGGGTCAGGAACGCCCCGAAAACCCCAACCTTTCGGCACCTTATCGAGAAAATTGAAATTAGCCATTATTCAGGGATTATTATCTTGGGAATATCCTCACCTATGAGTTCCACAGCCTCTCCGGTCCCACGGCACTCTGCACAGCTATTCACAATGACATTACCCTGCCATTCCACCACATCCTGCCCAGTCCCCTCACAGAATGGGCACAGAATGGGATCACGCTTAAGATAGGTTTTTATATTAATATCCATTTCTTTCAACAATGCGTTCAACTCAGTGTCGTCGTATTCGTCTGTCATCAGTCACGCTCACGCTCTTTCCCATCGTCCAGGCCTTTTAAGTATGTCTGAGGCTGACATTCAACGTAGGCCAATGGTGGCTTGAGCCGCTGTCGGATCTCGTGTAGCGCCTCGAAGGGAAAGACAGATCGACCGGTATTCTGGAATGCCTCAGCCGGGTCAGCACAGTATTCGGCCAGGAACATGTGTAACTTCTGCTTTGACTTGTAGGCCTCACGTTCATTCTCCCACCAGTATAACTGTTCCTTCGTTAATCGTATAGTATGGCCGCACCATTTCTGGCTTACGTCAAGGGCCCGTTCACTGTGGGCTTTCGTGAGATCGGTGGGCTCCCATCCCTCTGGCGCTCTGGAGCGGTAGCTTTTGGACTCCCCATACCAGGGAATGAAAATAGGCAGAATGCGCCCCAGTCCCTTGACGGAGTTTAGCCATATCTGGTGCCACTCGTTTCCCCGTCCTCTGGCGGTTGACTCGAAAATGGCGAGGCTTCGTGGTCCACGGGGTATGGAGGGTAGGAGAGAGTCGTCAATTTGCCCAGCGTTCTCCCAGGTGGAGATTTCGCTGAGATGGGCCAGCGGTATGGTTTTTCCTCGGGCCATCTGTCCCCGTACCTGCCCCAGGGTGTCCCCACCCCTAACAGACTTTCCACTTTCCACCACAATAAGAGAGTCCGTCTGCCCAAAGAAGAGTTGAGCACCTTTCTCACGATACTTATCATCCGGGCGCATCCACCATGGCATATTGTCATAGATCCGCTCTAACATAGAGAAAAGGTATGCACTTTGTGCTGGTACATCTGCGGCAATAAGGGCAGTCGTATTCCCGTATAAGAAGGTCCGGTGCGCTAACATGGCCTCGCTCAGCGTAGACGCCCCCAACTGCCGTGCTTTCAAGATTGCAACAAGGATACCATCCAAACGCTCCCCACTGTTGCACAACTCCTCTATCTTGCCAATTCGACGCAAGATAATCTCCTGGCTCTCCAAGAGGGGGAACATCGTGGTCTTCTCTATCTCTTTGGTCTTTATCAGGACGTAACGAGTGGCCCAATACTTGAAACTGGCCTTTGATAGGGTCAACTCGTTCAGAATCCATCGCTCTTCCTCAGTTGTTAATGGGCGGTGCAACGCGCCGTCCTCCGATTTAAGTCCTTGAAAATGAGCGATCTTTGCCCTTGTTTCCTGTTGATCGGTCGGCTTCGGGTCAAATGAGGGGTCCGCGACTCGAATGGCATCTACCATTCTCGACAGGCGGCGATCCGAGACACTCTGGCTATACATCGGGCTACTGAGCTAGCTCCAGACTTTTGACAAATGCCGCCTGAGCCTCTTTATACTGAGCTAATACATAATAGACGGTTCGCTCAGATACCCCGAATCGGAACGCCAGATTTGTGATTGTGACCGGATCATCGCCCCGGCGCAGCATAACAATTTTCTGACACTGCTTGGGCGTTAATCTGTTCATTTGTTTGGCTCCGCATCGATGACATCAAAGGCGGCCTCATCGGTTGCTTTGACGAACTTATCCAGCAGGGCCCCGCCGCCATCCGTCATATTATTCTGCTGCACATTCACGTTCACGCCCCCGCTCTTCTGTGTAACTCCGGTGGCGTCAAAGACGGTTTTCGCGTGATCCAGTGAACCCTCGTGGTAGACTTCTCCCTTTCCGCCGCAGACTGTGCATACTTCGTTGGGGTCGCCGTTCACTCCAGTCATGACACAGGCGCATGGTCGGACATGGTCATGTGCCTTCTCGGCCACATCCCTGGCAATCTCACCCAGCTTTTCGGCCATATTCATCTGGGCCTCTACCATGCCCTTCGCCAGTACAGCAGACCGAAACATGCTGAGCACCTCATGTGAGGTAACCCCAGCATCACGGCAGAGCGTAATCAGGGAATCCCCTGCTCGCTTGGAGTCGGAGAGCAGTCGAAATAAGATATCCTGCTTGGTGTCTCTTGAACTTGTAGCTAGCACCTCGACAAGGTTCTTCCGGCCTCCAACTGCTTCCTCGAAATTGGCTGCTCCCTGCTTAACTAAGGTACTTTTTGGCATCTTCCTCCTCAAATTCCTTGGTCTTCTCGTCAGTGGCCCAAGAGACGCCAGCCCCTTCGGGTTCTCCCAGGTTCTCAAGCTCCTGCAGGCTCGGCACGCTCCATGCTACCCTGCAAATCCGGTTCTGTTCCTCCAAGGCCTTTGCTACCCTGTCCAGATTCTTTGCCGCCATGCGAATTAAGGAAATTCTCTCGATAAAGCGCAATTTTCTCCTCCAATGGTGGAATCCAGTCGCTGGGAGTCGTCGCGTGGGCCCCAGGAAGTGTCTTATACAGTATGATAGAGAAAAACAGCCCCACTGCACAGGCTGAACACGCCATATATCCCAATCCAGGCAGCGGATGGCCCATATTTTTGGTCGTGCAACGTGGGCACCACCATTCTAGAGAGCTTACTATCTGTCCCAGGGCCTCTTCTGAATCAGGCACATAACCTGTCCAGTTCGCCGTGGTTGGATTATATGCCTTGGGGACATATCTGGCCCCCTTAGCAGAGGGAAAGGTCGAATCTAGGGCCGCCAGGACCCCGAATGCCACAACAGCCGTACAATTCTTGTTCCGACACTTTCTCCGAGGGGTCCGCCAGTCTACCTGCTTGACATGCTGGAACCGCAGGCATTGGGGACAGGCATACTCGACCGCCCCCCTGATTCTGGCCAACATCATGAATCGTCGTCATCCTGTTGGGGGAGGCCTGCTGCAAGCCGTAGATCATCCCAGAGCAGCTTTTCTTCTTCCAAGTCAATGCCCTGCAACGACCCATCTGAAACCCTAGCCGTGGTTCTCTTAACGAGCGCCCTCAGGTCATCAACGTCATCCTGTGTAATATCTGTGAAGGGTGCCGTATAGTTATATTTTAGGTCTTTATCACGCATTGACCCAAATCTCCTGTGAAGGTGGCAAGGCCCCAGACGCCTGGGGGGGTGCCTCGATCTTTGAAATGGCTGCGTCCGGTGAGAAGGCCTTAACCACGTATATAGTGTATCATGGGTGTCAAATAATTGACACTCCAAAATGTGGGCCGTGGTGCGTATCCTTGGAGTTGTTGGAGTAAATCGCGTAAGTGACCTGTTTGCAACGACTTAGCGCTCTTTTGGTCTTGGAGTGCCACTAGAGTGGGGGGCCGGGGACTGGAGTTGAGTGGGGTAGACTCACATTTGAAAAAATTTGTATATGTTCTTATGTACATTTTTGTTAGTTTGGAGTTGTGTGGGAGGGAGAGAGAACGCTCCAGGGACTCCAAAATGGCCTGAAGGGACTGGAGTGCGTAAGTTGTTGGGAACACAGGCTTTAGCCAGTTTACTCCAGTTACTCCAAGAATTCACCCCACCCTGTATATTTTGGAGTAAAAATTTTTGAAAATAAATGGCTGGACCCATAATAAATGCCTCGCGGAAGCGGCCCCCCGCTGGACATCCCATCGTTATCCTTTAGGTCATGTGGGCTAACTCGTTGGAAACAAACGACTTACGGGCCCTTGGCACGGCCGTTGCAGTGTCCAGGGTGACGGCGAAGAGGCGCTTACGCCATATCGCCAATATATGCCTAGGAGGCTATATGACCATCGAAGAGAATGCCATAGCAAAGTCGTTGCAGGATTTTGGAGTGGCTTCGCGCGCTGCTAAGACCCCGGAAGAGCTTTACCGGGCGATGTTTGAGCATGCGTTTCTCACAAGCGTGGCTTTGAATCCCAAGCAGTCGCGTAATGGGATTAAGGCCAATTGGAACTGCAAGTTTGCTACTAAGCCCAGCAGAGAAATTCCCAAGGGCGTTAAGAACCGCACACTCGATAAGCATTACGAGTGGGTTGTTAGTAAGCTGCAACTTGGCGATGCTCTGGGCTTTAATCCCGACGGTCGTTCAACCGCCGAGATACAAGCAAGCACCGTGGCACAAGGCTTGCTGGTTCTTACCCCACGCCTCTGGATGGGGCTTCCCGGTGCTTTTGACGCTAACGTAGCGGCTAAGAAAGCCCCTGCAACCCTGGATGCTAGCTTCTAAGCATCCTCCCCGCACAACAAAGCCTGCCCCTTCGGGGGTGGGCTTTTTTCTTTGCCTAGTCAACCCGGCTCGTAGGGAGATAATTAGCAATGGGTAGTTACCACGATAAGAGACTATCGCAAAAGGGTCAGACACAGCGAATAACACTCTCCATTAGGCTTTATCAGGAAGAATACGACCGAATAAGGGATACCGTAGACAGGCTTAACAATCGGCCTGATTTACCTGGCGGAATAACTGTCACATCCGCATTACGGCATTGCATGATTCAATGGCTGGATAAGTGGGATAAGCCAGAAGATAAGCCAGAACGGGAGAACCTATATAGAGATTACACAGGAATCGAAGAGACTGAGTAAATCGGGCCTCATAACATAGGGAGATAATTAGTAATGCCTAATATTGTGTATCCTAAGCTGCCTTTGGTCTATCACGAACAAATGAACTGTCACGAACTAGTTATTCTCTCGTTTCAATGTAGGGCAGATTATCACGAACTTGATTATAACCCCAATCCCGACCCCATAAAAGCGGCCTATTGGACCAAGCGGGCTGAGAAGGCTGAGAAGGCCTTAGCCGCTGCCTATCCTCCCAAGCCATTCAATGGCTTAATCATTGAGTAAATCGGGCCTCATTGGGACACGCGGCTAAGCACCCCAATGGGGCATTCTATTGGCTCCGCATTGCATCCGATGTGGTGTCAATAGGATGCCTAGTAGCTCAATATCCTACTCGCACTAAGGGTCACGGCAATTAAGCCGTCCCATTACAGGGAGAACAATCATGATAGAGATTACATTCGATGACGATGGCACGGTGAGAGTCCATCACAGGGTTAATGCCCCAGGCAAAGAGCCACGGCGTATATCAGTTACATCCCCCATTGATGATTTGTTTGATATGCTGCCAAAAGACACAATTAATACCCTCACTGATGAGCTTCAACGCCTTCAAGATAGCCTTGATTATTACCGCTCATCGATGGCCAAGGAGAGAGACTCACTTGATCACCCCGGTGACTGGGATGAATAATAAGACAAACACTCTTGAATTGCTCTGTATGATACTGCTCGCTGGAGCATTGCTCATCGAAACAGTGTTAATCATGGCGCTTCTGCCATAGGGGGAATACATGCCTAAGTCTAAGAAAACCAGTCGAGCCCGCCTTACTTGGTATCAGAAAGCTAAAATCTACACTGACCTTCTGAATACTCTGCTCAAAACAGGTCGCCAGTTTGATATAAACACAGGACGCATAATATTTGCTAAGCCTGCCTTCACACAAATCATCGCCATTAATGCAGCCCATGCCGCCAAAAAAGCCAAGCGAACGGGGTGGTGCCAATGAAGCAGCCAGCAAGAATGCGCTATAATAAGTTTATCCCCATAGCCAGTGGCGGATATGAGTATCAGCCGCACTTCACACTAACACAGAAATGCGCCGTCTGCGGAAAGATGGCTAAACTCCGGCTGAATGACGGGAAATTACTGAGCATCAATCATCTCAGCTCGGAAGACCAAGAGGCTTGCCCTGTAATTAAGCAGCAAAATCGAATGGGACCAGAAGCCAACCTTGCATTCAATTATGCAGACCTAGAAGACCGCATGTATGCAGCTAAAGCTGCCCTCAGAAGGGAAGATGCTCGTATCAGTCGCCTAGATGGCCGACCAGAACGCCGGACAGAACGTGACGAGAATAAGCCAATCGATAGCGCTACACTTGAAGACAGCTTCTAGATGGAGAGGTGAAATGAACATGACTGAGAGAATCGCCGATATCTGGGATGCATGGTTGGAGAGCGACGGAACGCGAAGGGATTACGACAAGTTCGAGATGGCGATGAAGGAGTGTCAAGCTTATTGGGAGGAGATCACATGACCTGGAAAGACTACGAACAAATCGCAGATAAATTTCACAAGGTCAGATTTTTGATAGGCGAAGGAACGATGAGTGACGCGAGGATGGCGTTGAACTGCATTGAGACTGAATTACTCAATGTCATGAAATCCGACAATGCTCAGTTTGACGTTGATCGTTTCATGAAAGAATCTCATCCGCATGACTACATCAAGAAGATGGGCAACAGCTGCCTAGCAGAGCGCAAAGACGAAAATGGCCTGCCTTTCCTGAGACAGCCGGGGAGAAAATGAACTGTTCAATTTGTGCCGATGAGATTGAGAGCATGCACGATAGCCACAATGCTGAGCCAGTTAACAGCGGAAGATGCTGTTCAGACTGCAATTATACAATTGTGATTAAAGCCCGCCTAAATCGCTTGACGGTGGTCACTTGCGGTAATCAGGGCTTTGATAAAACAAAGGGGAAACCCGATGTTCTCTAATACAGTTTTACCTTTGCTTAATTTGCTCTATGCCTTGGAATATTGCCAGAATAATATGTGCCCAATGTGCGGGGCCGATCAAGAAGATTCAAGTCCTGATGCGAGATATAGAGGCCATGAACATAGTTGCCCTTTGGCTATAGAGATAAATCATTTAATTTCGGCGTGCAGTAGGTTTAATGAAATAGCCTTTGAACAAATGCCTGTATCAGATGCTAAACCATCATAGGAGATACCATGTTAAAAATCACATGCGGAAGAGGCTACCAGATTATATTCGATAATGGCTGGACTGTAAGCGTTCAATGGGGTGTGTTCAATTATTGCAGCAACAAATCTTACGATTCAGTCCAGAATCTGATAGGAGCAGATAAAGAAGCCGGAGAAAAAGGGGCAGAAACTGTAGAACTTGCTGCATGGAAAGACATCGATGATACATGGCTCAAATTCGGCAATGATACGGTTGCTCCCTATGTAAATGCTGAAAGCGTGGCTGATGTAATGTATTTCCTCTCTCGTGACTTGCCAAAGGATGCGGTTAATGCAGTCAATAAAGAGCCACGCAAAATCAAATTCACTGGCCTTTATCCTACGCTAATTATGGCGACTGCCGTGATACTGTTCGCGGCGTCGATTGCATTTGTTGTTTATGCCCCTTAGGCAAGGGCCGTTGCCGGGGGGCAGCGTTAGAGACATTCTCCCGTCTCTCCCCCCTCCTTCCACCAGTAATTAAGTGAACGTATCAGCCGTCCCTATCGGCCTCCTAAGGGTATTGGAATCTGGGCTAATCTGCCTGAATTTCTTTAGGTTGGTACGTTCACTTAATTACAAGGGGGACAATATGACTACTTAATGAAAGGTGCTATCACGCCATGTCGAAAAATGTCACATTCGTAAACATAAGGAGATGCAATGGATAATCAAAGGTCAATACGCAATTCTGTTCGCGCAGCATCCGAATGGCTTGATGATCACCCAAAATTCCTATTAGGGGCCATCCATAAGAACTTCGATACTATAGAGATTGTATCATATAGTTACAGTGAGGATAAGGAGGGAGTTAAACAGGTACTAAGTGACGCCAGAACTAAAGGAGTAAAATTCGAAAAGGAATATGCGGATAATTCTCTAGATATCAAGTTAAAACTACCAAATAACCTGAATGTTCGGGTGACATTTTCTCGTGAATCGGTCTGTACACGGCGTGTGGTTGGAAAAAAGGTTGTAATAAAAGAGGTTGCAACAGGTTGGCGCGAGGAGGAGGTCGAAGAGGACATTGTAGAGTGGGACTGCTCGCCGCTGTTATCAGAGATGTAATCATGAAGAGCCTTTCATTTAGACTCCGAAATATAAAACAAAGAGAACAGGCCTTACTTTATGCGGAGGGAGAAAAAGCTCATCATACTCACCCCCTATCATCTAATCCCTATATTGGCATACACGCACGAATATGGACAGCGGGATGGAAAGGGAAGAAATTAGCCCCAAAAAATCTAGTTAACATTGAAGATCAACCATTACTTACCATCAATACAGGCAGAAAGGATATGTAATGGACACGCAAGAACTCGTTGATGTGAATACAGCTGCACGAATCACCGGCCTTGATAAGACCACGCTCTACCGTCTGGCCCGGGAACGCCGGGTACG